TGGGATTGGGATATTTTAGCGAATGAATGGGACACCGACAAATTACAGGATTGGGGTTTAGACTTACCTTTAGATGTTAGCGTTCAAGAATTAGAAGCCGAAGAAGACGATTACGAAATACCAAACGAAATAAACACGGACATAGTATTAGGCGATTTATTTGAGATAGGCGAACACCGTTTATTGTGCGGGGATAGTACGCAAGTTGACACTTGGCAAAAAGTTATGGATGACAAACTTTGCGATATGGTTATGACTGACCCGCCTTACAATATAGATTACGAAGGTAAAACAAAGGATGCTTTAACGATACAAAATGATAATATGACTAACGATAGTTTTTATCAATTTTTATACGACTTTTACACCGCACTAGGAAGTTACACCAAAAAGGGCGGGGCTTGGTATGTTTTCCACGCATCAACTGAAACTGTAAACTTTTCAAGCGCGATGGTTAATTCGGGACTTTTATTAAAACAATATTTAGTATGGGTTAAAAATACAATGGTATTAGGAAGGCAAGATTACCAATGGAAACACGAATTATGTTTATACGGATGGAAGGAAGGAGCAGCGCATTATTTTACAAACGAAAGGACACACACAACAGTTATTGAAGACACAATAAACGTAAACAAACTAACAAAAGACGAAATGAAAAAAATGCTAACTGAAATGTTAAGCGATAAAACAAAGTCAACAATAATACACTGCGACAAACCACACCGAAGCGCAGAACACCCAACAATGAAACCAATTTTATTATTAGCTCCATTAATTCAAAATAGTTCAAAAGAAAACGAAATTGTTGCAGACGGCTTTTTAGGTTCAGGTTCAACAATGGTAGCTTCACACCAACTTAAACGCAAATGTTACGGAATGGAATTAGACCCAAAATATTGCCAAGTAATTATTGACCGAATGAAAAAACTTGACCCGAGTTTAGAAATTAAACGCAACGGAAAAATAATAAATTAACGAGAATAAAACGAGAAAATGCCAAACGAAGAAAATTTAAAAAAGTTTAGTGCGGAATATCAACCTGAAAAAAACGGAAGACCAAAAGGAAGTAGAAACCGAAGTACGATAGCACGTCTTTGGTTAGAAACAACACAAAAGGCAAAGAACCCAATAACAGGCGTTGAAGAAACTTTAAGCCAAGAAGATTTAGGAACTTTAGCAATGGTAAAAAAAATGCGTGACGGTGACGTTTCAGCTTACAAAGCATTAATGGATAGCGGTTACGGTGCGCCTGTTCAACAAATAGAACAAACAAATATAGAACAACCTTTATTTCCTGATGTTAATACGGACGACTGCAATTAGTAAAATTGCGAAGTTAGACAAACGAGTTAAAATAATACAAGGCGGAACTTCAGCGGGTAAAACCTTTGGTATTATTCCTTTGCTTATAGACATAGCAACAAAACACGAAAACCAAGAAATAAGTATTATAGCTGAAAGCGTCCCGCATTTAAGACGTGGAGCGTTAAAAGACTTTGTTAAGGTTATGCGTTGGGGCAACAGGTTCTTTGAAAGCAGGTTTAACAAATCTTTATTACGTTACGATTTTGCAAACGGAAGTTACATTGAATTTTTTAGCGCAGACGATAGTAGTAAGTTAAGGGGTGCAAGGCGTGATATACTTTACATAAACGAATGTAACAATGTAACATTTGAAGCTTACAACGAACTTGCAATAAGGACAAAAAAACGAATATATTTAGACTTTAACCCTGCAAATGAATTTTGGGTACATACGGAACTAAAAGACGAACCCGACACCGACTTTTTAATTTTGACGTACAAGGACAATGAAGCGTTAGATGAACGAATAGTAAAGGAAATAGAAAAGAACCGCTTAAAAGCGACCACAAGCACGTATTGGGCGAATTGGTGGCGTGTATATGGCGAAGGACTTGTTGGAATGTTAGAAGGCGTTGTTTTTAGTAATTGGAAACTAATAGACAAAATACCAAACGAAGCACGATTACTTGGCTACGGTTTAGACTTCGGATATTCAAACGACCCGACAAGTATAATAGAAGTTTATAATTTTAACGGGCAAAGAATATTAAACGAAATATGTTACCAAACAGGGTTACTAAATAACGACATAGCGAACAAACTACAAAAACACGTTATAGCATACGCAGATAGTAGCGAACCGAAAAGCATTGAAGAAATACGAAGAACAGGGCAACAAATTAAAGGCGTTACAAAGGGTGCTGATAGTATTAATTTTGGAATACAAATAATGTTGACGCAAAATTATTTAGTTACAAAACAAAGCACAAACCTAATCAAAGAGTTAAGGGCGTATTGTTGGGACACGGACAAAACAGGAAAAACATTAAACAAACCGCAGGGGAAAAACGACCACGCAATAGACGCTGTAAGATACCACGAAATGGAAACGTTAGGACTTAACAATACACACGGACAATATTTTATACGATGAACGAATTAGAACAATTAATGCAAGTTGTTCAAATATATATTTATAAAAAGACAGGTAAAAAAACACGGATATATTTAAGAAACATCCGAGACATTAATTTACTAAAACAAGCTTACGAATACATACAAAAAAACGAACACAACAAAAACACAAATAATTAATTATAACAATATGAAGTTAGAAATAAACGTTCCAACAAGTTTAAGTGAAATACCATTAAAAAGCTACCAAGAATTTTTAAAGGTTCAGCAAGGAAGTAACGATGAAGAATTTATAGCGCAAAAAATGGTTCAGATATTCTGCGGAATAGAATTAAAGGACATTATAAAAATGAAGCTGACAAGTTTAAACGAATTAATTACACACTTTGCAAAGTTGTTCAGCGAAAAACCAAAATTTCAACCAACGTTTAAAATTGGAACACAAGAATTTGGGTTTATAACTAATTTAGAAGACATAAGTTTTGGTGAATACGTGGACTTGGAAAACAATTTATTGAAGTGGGAAACGTACCATATTGCAATGGCGGTTATGTACAGACCAATTAAATTAAAGTTCAAAGATAAATACGAAATAATTGATTACAAACCAATGGACGAAATGCAGGACTTAATGAAGTTTACACCTGCGGACATAGCAATAAGTTCAAGTATTTTTTTTTGGAATTTAGGAAGCGAATTACTAACAGCTACGCTTACTTATTTGGAACAGGAGATAGCGAAAAGTCCGAAGATGCAAACGACTATAGCGAACAAGCTCAATTTGGAAAACAATGGGGGTGGTATTCAAGCGTTTATGCAATCGCACAAGGAGACCTTACACGATTTGACGCAGTTACCGAACTTAGACTTACTCAATGTCTTACCTATCTCACCTTTGAAAAACAAAAGCAAGAAATTGAACAAAGACAACTAAACAAAATTTATAAAAAATGACGGGTTATTACAACTTATTAGACAAACTTAAAACACACTTTGACGCAGACGTTATTGTAAACACGGTAACGCAAGGTGACATTTTCAAAGTAGATTTAAGCAAACAAACTATTTTTCCTTTGTTGCATATTATGGTTAATAGTTGCACGTTAGACGAACGCACAACAACTTGGAATATAAGTTTAATTGCTATGGATATTGTAGATATTTCAAAGTCCGCAACAACCGATATTTTTTTAGGCAACGACAACGAAATAGATGTACTGAATACACAACAGGCAGTTTTAAACAGGGCATACGAAATAATAAAACACGGAAGTTTAGCATACGATTTATTTATGGTTGAAGGCACGGCAAATTTAGAACCTTTTACTGAACGTTTTGAAAATTATATGGCAGGTTGGACAATGACACTTGACGTAGTAACACCAAACGAAATGACAATTTGTTAAAATGAAACAATCGGAAGTACAAAAAGAATTAGATAGGTTTTCAAAGTCAGTAATTAAAGAAGCAAGAAAAAATTTAACTACTTTAAAAAAGAACCACACAAAAGGACTTTGGGAAAGTTTAAAGGGAAACGTTAAGGCAATGCCAAATAGTTTGTCTATGGACTTTGAAATGAATTTGTACGGACAATTTCAAGACAAAGGAGTTAAAGGAGTTGGCGGGGTTCGTGAATCAACAAGCAATTTTAAAAGCACGAATAACAAGGGTAAAATGTGGAAACAAAACGCACCTAATAGTCCGTTTAAATTTAAAGAAGGAGTTAAACCAAGTGTTAAACATTTTATGCAATGGAGCGCAAGTAAAGGACTTAACCCGTATGCAGTTCGTGAAAGCGTTTATCATCAAGGAATTAAACCAAGTTTGTTTTTTACTAAACCATTTGAAGCTGCATTTAAAAGATTGCCTGAAGAACTTATTGAAAAGTTTGGTTTAGACGCAATGAATTTATTTAAAGAAACACAATTTAAAAACGAAAAGAAATAATGGCTAACATATTTGCACGTTCACCGTATTTAATTAAGATAGCAGAAACAACCCCAACACCACAAAACGGCTCAAAAGTAGAATTGTTTTTAAGCGCAACAACTTTTTCAGTTAGTCCGCAATATACTTTAAGTAAATTAATTCCTGCTTCAAACGATGTTGAAACACTTTACGACATAAGTTCTTATATACGAGAATACATTACTTTTTTAGCGTGTTCAGCAGGGGGCAACGCAGCAGCAACTAATCCAACAAACGAGCGTGTAAACGTTAAAGTTATACGTTACAAATTAGTAGGTGCAACTTATACACTTTTAGACACAACTACTTATATAGCTTTTGACGGTTACGGTTATTACGAAGACGATTTTAACTATGATTTAGGCGACTACGGACTTGACGCAGGAAATTACTATTACAACCCGACAAGTGACGCAGGAAAAATAAGAGTAACAACAGGCGCAAGTTTTACGGCACGTTACACAAATTTAAGTACAGCAGTAGTAACAACTTTAGCAATAGCAAGTTCAACTTTTGACATACCACGAGTAAGAACGGCAAACGTAAACGAAGGAAACAAAGTAGAAATATTAAACGCAGTTTCAGCAGTTCAAATAACCTATTATTTTTACCCGCTTGAAGAATGCAAATACACGCCTGTTATAATAGACTTTGTAAACAAGTACGGAGCGTGGCAACGTGAGTTCTTTTTTAAAGCAAGTAACGATACATTAAGCGTTGAAAACACGGAATACAATTTACTTCAAGCTGATAGTTTTAACTACAACGTTTTAGAAGGACAAAGAAAAGTGTTTAACGCTAACGGAAAAAAAAGTATTAAAGTAAATACAGGTTGGGTTTATGAAACTTGGAATGAAGTTTTAAAACAAATAATGTTAAGCGAACGTATTTTAATAGACGATAAACCTGCAAAGATTAATACTAAAAGCACGGAGTTATTTAAGAACATAAACACGAAACAAATAAATTATAGTTTAGACTTTGAGTTTGCTTACGATGTTATTAATTCTGTTATTTAATGAAAAGGCAAGTATCAATATTTATAGAAACAGACATAGCACAAACGGAATTAGAATTTTCACGTTTAGAATTATTTAACGATGAAAAAATTAGCGTAAGTTCAACAATACAAAACATATCGGATATTTCAAAAATCTTTACAGACTTTTCACAAGGTTTTACTATTCCGTGTTCACCGATAAACAACGCAATATTTCAGCACTTTTACCAAAACGATATTGACGCAACTATTGACTATCAAAATAGATACAACGCTTATATTGAAATTGACACAATTTTTTTTAGGCGGGGCAAAATTCAGTTAGAAAAAGCAAATTTAAAAAATGGGCAACCCGATAGTTATTCCGTAACATTTTACGGAGCAGGAGTAAGTTTAAAAGACTTTTTTGCTGAAGACAAATTAAGTCAATTAAATTACTCAACATTAGACCACGATTATACAAATCAAGAAGTGTTTGATAGGGTAACAATAGATAGTTTAGCAACAGATTACAATGTACGTTACCCGTTAATAACTTCAAAAAGAGTTTGGCAATATGGCGCAAGTCTTCCTTTACCAAATGCAAATTTACCCGATTGGTATGAATACCCTGTTAGTAATAT